CATTTATTATTCATTATCAAGATGTTGACACTGGTTCAAATACATCATATAGTGCGCTCTCAACAGGTTCGAATACGAATTATTCTAATGTTGCAACTGGATCAAATACAAGTTATACTGAAGCTGCATAGGAGATAAAATTATGGCATCAACTTATACACCTCTTGGTGTTGAACTAATGGCAACCGGTGAAAATGCCGGTACATGGGGAACAAAAACAAACGCAAATTTAAATTTAGTATCACAACTAACAGGTGGATTTGCACAAGTATCAATTGCAGGCGGAGCAGGAACTACAGCATTAGATATTGACGACGGAGCATTAACTGGAACAGCTCAACAAAGAATGATTGAGTTCACAGGTTCTATTACTGGAAATAGAATTGTTACAATTCCAAATGATGTAGAAACTTTTTACATTTTAAGAAATTCAACTTCTGGTGCATACACAGTACAATTTAAATATGCTACTGGTTCAGGATCCACGTTTACTTTTTCAGCAACAGACAAAGGTGATAAAATTTTATTTGCATCAGCTAGTCCCGATGCAACAAATCCAAATATACTAACTCTTGCTATTGGAACAGGTATATCAGATGTTGTTGATGATACATCACCTCAACTAGGTGGTAACTTAGACACTAATAGTTTTAATATTGCATTCGATGATGCTCACGGAATTACTGATGAAAGTGGTAACGAACAAATTATATTTCAAACAACAGGTTCAGCAGTCAATCAATTTGATATAACTAATGCTGCAACTGGTGGCTCACCTAAAATATCAGCAACCGGTGGTGACTCAAACATTGATTTAGATTTAGAAGCAAAAGGAACAGGTCATTTAACTGTTAGAGGTAATACTAATCCTGGTGCTATTCAATTAAATTGTGAATCTAATTCACACGGACAACAAATAAAATCACAACCTCATTCAGCTTCTGTAACTAATGTTATGTTATTACCTGCTGGAGCTGATTCAACTCTAGTATCTTTAGTATCTACAGATACTTTAACTAACAAAACTTTAACTTCACCAAAAGTTAATGAAGATGTAGCAGTAACTTCAACTGCAACAGAACTTAATATTTTAGATGGTGTAACATCTACTACTGCAGAACTTAACATATTAGATGGTGTAACAGCTACTGCCGCAGAATTAAATTACTCTGATCTTGCAACATTAGGTACAAGTGCGGCTTCAAAAGTATTAACAGCTAACGCTAATAATTTAACAACAATATCTGGTGCAGTATTAAATACTGAGGATACATTATCTGACTCATCAACTATTTCTTGGAACGTAATCAATAGCCCAGTTGCTAAAGTTACTTTAGCTGGAAACAGAACTATGGCGGCTCCTTCAGGAACAGGTACAGCTGCTGGTCAAATGATATCTTTATTAGTTATTCAAGATGGTTCAGGTTCGAGAACAATTTCATGGAACGCTGTATACGAATTTCCTTCTGACACGGCACCAACTTTAACAACAACAGCAAACTTAGGTGACATATTTTCATTTAGATACAACGGATCTAAATGGTTATTAATAGGTCAAACTTTAGCATTAACTTTATCATAGGAATATTATGTACGCATTAGTAGAATCAGGAACAATTACAAAATACTTCAACAATCCTAAAGGATTTACTTTAGGGGATGTACAATACCCAGCGGATATTTTTATGAAATGGTCTGTAGAAGAAAAAGAAGCTATTGGTATTTATGAAGTAGTATTTGATAACAGTAATAAAAAAGATGAACAATGGTATATTAATACTGATCAATCTTTTGCTTTTGCTGATGGAACAGTTACAGCTTCATATGGAACTGCTACACCAAAAGCACATGCAGATGTAACCGAAACAAGAAACGGGGTTGAACATATTACACCAGGTCTTAAAACAAATTTAATTAAAAGTTTAAAAATAAATGTTGCAAACGAATTAGCTGAAACTGATTGGTATGTAATTAGAAACACAGAAAAATCTACAGCAATTCCAAGTAGCATATCTACTCACAGAGATGCAGTTAGAACTAAACAAGCAGAAATGGAAACTGCAATAATTAATGCAAGCGATACTGCAGCACTTGAGGCTTTACATACATACACTACAACAGATGGTGTTCAATCAAGACCATTAGGCGAACTACCAATACTGGAGTCGTAATCCATGCCTATAATTATACCAGCAAACTCAGCAGTAGGGGGAGGTTTTGATGTAGCTAACTCATTAAGATTTAATAGTGGCAGTAGTGATTACTTAAATAGAACATTTGGAACACCTACAAGTTCTCAAACTTGGACATTATCTTTTTGGATTAAAAGATGTAAAATAGGTTCAGCTACTGAATTTGTTTTTAATACTGATGGTGGTAACGAAGAAGATAGATTACAATTTAGTTCTTCAGATACTTTAACTTGGTTTGAACAAAACTCAGGTGGTGGAACAGTTGCTGAATTAACTACTTCTCAAAAATTTAGAGACGTTTCAGCTTGGTATCACATAGTAGTTGCAAGAGATAGTACACAAGGCACATCAAGTAATAGAATTAAATTATATGTAAATGGTTCACAAGTTACAGCACTTGGAACAGCTACATATCCTTCTCAAAACGATAGTAGTAGATGGAACACAGCAGTAGCACATGAAATAGGTGCAAGAAATGGTGGTACTTTTGTAAATCTTTATATGTCAGAGGTAGTTTTTATAGATGGACAACAACTAGCACCAACTTCATTTGGAGAATTTGATGAAGATAGTGGGATATGGAAGCCGATAGATGTATCTGGTTTAACCTTTGGTAACAATGGATTCTATTTAGACTTTGAAGATAGTTCATCTTTAGGTAATGATTCTGCTGGTTCTAATAACTGGACAGTTAATAACTTCACAGCAATAGATCAATCTACTGATACTTGCACAAATAATTTTGCAACAATGAATTTTTTATCTGGTTCATTTAGTAATAACACATTAACTGAAGGTAATCTTTTAATTACAGTTACTTCTGGTTGGAGATGGAAACCTTCAACAATTGCTCCATCATCAGGTAAATGGTATGCTGAATTTAAACCGACATCTGGTGGAAATATTTATACTGTTCCAGGGGCAGTACCTCAAGTTTCATGGGCTTCTATTGATGGAGAAACAATAGGTACAGGTGCTGGTGGAGAAAATAAAAGTGTTGGTTATAGTTATGATGGTAATGTTATAAAAGGTAACTCAACAGTTTATTCAGGTTCAAGTTATACAACTAATGATATTATTGGAGTGGCTATGGACTTAGATAATTTTAAAATTTATTTTTCTAAAAATGGTACATTTCAAAATAGTGGTAATCCTGCAAGTGGTGCTACTGGAACTGGAGCAGTTTCTTTAGATTCAAGTTTAACTAATTGGTCTCTATCACCATCAGTAGCAGGATCAGCAATGGCTTGTAATTATGGCTCTGCCCCTTACGCAATCTCATCTGGCAATGCAGATGGTAATGGATTTGGAAACTTTGAATATGCAGTCCCATCGGGCTACTTTGCCCTTTGTTCTAAAAACCTAGCGGAGTATGGATAATGGCTTATACCGATATAGACGATTCGTCATCAGCGTTTCAAGTTAAAACCTGGACAGGGACAGGAAGCTCTAATGCTTTAACTTTAGATGGTAATTCTAATCTTCAACCTGATTGGGTGATGATAAAGCAAACATCTGGTACTCAACAATGGAATGGTTATGATGTTATAAGAGGAGTTCAAAAATATATTTGTTGGAATACAAATGCTCAAGAAGAAACACAATCACAAGGATTAACGGCATTTGGTTCTGATGGATTTACAGTTGGTAGTGATGATATGGTTAATGGAGGTTCATCAACCTATGTTGGTTATTGCTGGGAGGCTGGTGGCTCTGCTTCATCAAATTCAAGTGGAAATATAACAAGTTCTGTATCTGCTAACACAACAGCTGGATTTAGTGTTGTAACCTATTCAGGAAATGGTTCTGCTGGTGCAACTGTTGGCCACGGACTGGGATCTGCTGCAAATCTACTTATGGTGAAAAAAAAAAGTAGTAGTGGACAATGGGTATATGGTAGCACAGGTTTAGATTCAAGTTGGGATTATTTTTTATTTGTAGATGATACTTCTGCTAAAGGAAATGGAGATAATGTTTTTAATGATACAGCACCCACATCTTCTGTTTTTTCAATAGGAAATGCTGGAGATACAAATGCAAGTGGTCAAAGTTATGTAGCCTACTGTTTCGCAGAGAAAAAAGGTTTTTCAAAATTTCAAAACTACACAGGTAATGGAAGTACTAATGGAACATTTGTTTATACAGGATTTAAACCAGCTTTCGTTCTTTGTAAATTAACAAGTGGATCTGGATATGGCTGGACTTTGTTCGATAATAAAAGAGCTGGATATAATGAAAATAATTATACTGTACAACCTGACGGTAATGGTGCACAAAATACTGGTGGTGGTAATGGAAGAATTGATATGTTATCTAATGGTTTTAAACTTAGAACAACAGATGCTGGAATAAATGGTAGTGGTAGTGAATACACCTACATGGCATTTGCTGAGAATCCATTTGTAACATCAACTGGTGTAGCTGGACTAGCTCGATAAGACAACTTGATACATAGTTAATTCTGGTGTATTTTAAAAGAGGATAAAAATATGCTACAAAAAATAGGATTTCAACCTGGGTTTAATAAACAAGTAACAGAGACCACGGCCGAAGGACAATGGGTCGATGGAGATAATGTTAGGTTTAGATATGGAACACCTGAGAAGATAGGTGGTTGGTCACAATTAGGTGAGTCTAAATTAACAGGAGCTGCAAGAGCTTTACATCATTTAGTTAATAAATCTGGTAATAAATTTGCAATCATAGGAACAAACAGGATTTTATACGCTTATACAGGTGGTGTATTCTATGACATCCATCCAATCAAAACTACAACAACATTAACAAATGCATTTAGTACAACAAATGGATCTCCAACAGTTACAATAACTTTTAGCACAGATCATAATATTCAAGAAAACGATATTATTCTTTTGGATAATTTTACAGCAATTACAGGATCAAACTATTCAGCATCGGATTTTAACGATAAAAAATTTATGGTAATAAGTGTTCCAACAGCTAATACCTTAACTATTACAATGCCAAGTAATGAATCTGGATCAGGTGCTACAACATCTGGTGGAATCAGAGTACAACATTATTATTCAGTAGGACCTGCAGAACAATTACCTGGTTTTGGTTGGGGACTAGGTCAATATGGTGGAACAGTAACAGGTGAAGCAACTACAACTTTAGATGGTGCTATTAATAACAGCACAACTACAATTGTTTTAACTGATGCTTCTTTGTTTCCAACATCTGGAACAAACTTTGTTCAAATAGGTTCAGAAGAAATATCATATACCGGTATATCAACAAATACTTTAACTGGAGTTACAAGAGGAGTTAGAAACACAACAGCTGCCTCTCATAATGATGATGTAACAGTAACCAATAGTTCAGATTATATTGCATGGGGAGAAGCTGCATCAGGTGACTTAGTTGTTGATCCTGGTTTATGGTCCATTGATAATTTTGGAGATAAAATAATTGCATTAATTCATAATGCACAAGTATTTGAATGGGATTCAAATGCAACAAACGCTGTAACTAATAGAGCAACTATTATTACAGGTGCACCAACAGCATCACGTGATATGTTAGTGTCAACTCCTGACCGTCACTTAGTATTCTTTGGAACAGAAACAACTATTGGTGATCAATCAACTCAAGATGAAATGTTTATTAGATTTTCAGACCAAGAAGATATTAATACTTATCAACCAACAGCAATTAACACTGCAGGTACACAAAGACTCGCAGATGGATCTAAAATTGTAGGTGCAGTTAGAGGTAGGGATGCGATCTATGTTTGGACAGATACATCTTTGTTTACTATGAGATTTATTGGTCAACCATTTACTTTTGGTTTTCAACAAGTAGGAACTAACTGTGGATTGATTGGACAGAACGCTGCATTAGAAGTTGATGGTGCTGCGTATTGGATGTCAGAAAATGGTTTCTTTAAATACTCTGGTAACCTTGAGACTATGACATGTTTAGTAGAAGACTTTGTTTTTGATGATTTAAATACAACTGCTAACCAATTAATTAATGCAGGATTAAATAATTTATTTGGTGAGATAACTTGGTTTTATTGTACATCAAGTTCAACTGTTGTTAATAGATGTGTAACTTATAATTACCTTGACTCACGTCCACAAAGACCTGTTTGGACAACAGGAACCTTGGCCCGTGGAGCATGGCAAGATTCAGCTGTGTTTGGTTTACCACACGCAACTAGCTTTACTGCAAGTGATGATGCATCATTTGATGTAGTTGGTAATACTGAAGGAAGCACAATATATTTTGAACACGAAAAAGGAACTGATGAAGCACTAGCAACTGGTATAACAGCAATTACATCTAACATTGAATCAGGAGACTTTGATATTACACAGACAAGGTCTGGACAAGGACAAACAGGTGTTGCAACGTTTCAAGGAGATGGTGAATATATTATGAAAATTAGAAGATTTATACCTGACTTTTTATCTCAAACGGGTAATACTCAAATAACATTACAGCTTAGAAACTATCCTAATAGTTCTCAAGCTAGCTCACCTCTTGGACCCTTTACAATAACAAGTTCTACTGATAAGGTGGACACTCGTGCAAGAGCGCGAGCAGTATCATTAAAAGTAGCTAATACAGCAGCTAATCAAAGTTGGAAATTAGGTACGTTTAGATTAGATACACAACCAGATGGACGTAGATAATGGCATTACCTTTTTTAAATGAT